ATGGAAGCCTATATCGGCGTCGGCGGCACCATGAAAAACCTGAACGTCCCCATTCAGGAAAGCGCCGCCGCCCTTGGCGTTCTGGCAAATCGCGGCATTAAAGGCTCGGAGGCCGGAACGGCGCTCAACGCTGTACTGAATAACCTGACCACCGGAACCGGTCAAGCCGGGACGATGATGAAAAAACTCGGTATTTCCGCCTTTGACAGCAGCGGGAAGTTCATCGGACTGGAAGAAACGATCCGCATGGTTTCAGACGCCACCAAAGGCATGACAGAGGAAGAACGAAATGCCGCCCTTGCCGCCATTGGCGGAAAGCAGCATATTGACGCCTTGAATGACCTGATAAGCGGCCTGACAACAACCACAGCGGACGGTGTATCCGAATGGCAGGCTCTGTCCAGCGCCCTTTACAATTCAGAGGGCGCAATGGCCAGCATGGCCGAGGCAGTGACAAACACCTGGCAGGGAGCCAACGCACGGCTCGAATCAGCCATCGACGACCTGAAGATCAACCTGGTTTCGACCTTTGCCCCCTATGCCATCAGCGCGATCAACAGCGTGGCGGCGTATATCCCCCGAATCACGGAAGGCATAACCGTGGCGGCTCAGGCATTCATGGACTATGCCATTCCCAAAATCGTGACGTTCAAAGACCAGGCAGTGCAGGTTCTGGGCGATATCCGGCCCACGCTGGAGCGCATCGGCAGCACCGCAGCGGGAGCCTTTACATTCCTCGCAGGAAGCGCCGGAACAGCTCTGCAAAGCATCGGAGCGGTAATCAGCAGCCACAGCGGCCTGTTTACGAAGCTGGGGCAGATTGCCCTGAATGTTGGCGGCATCATTTCTGACATTGGAGAACGGCTTAAGCCGGTTATCTCCTACGCGGCAGACACAGCCCTCCCGCAAATAGTGGACGCCGTTCTGAATATTGTCGGGAAGCTGGCTGACCTTGCACTCATAGTTACCGAAAACAAAGGGCTTGTAATTGCGCTGGTTTCTGCTTTTGCCGCTTTCAAAGGCGTGAAGACCGTTTCCGCCATAGCGGACGGATTCCTCGGGGCAGCAAAAAACATCGATATCCTGACCAAAAAGAGCAAGGGGCTTGACGCTCTTCAGTTAGCCCTGAACGGGAAGCTGAGCAGCACCGGGGCTATTATCGGGGTACTTACCGGGAAAATCGACGCCGCAAAGCTCGCCACAGGGTTATGGCAAAAGTCGGTCGGCAGTGTAACCGGAGCCTTCACGAATATCAAGCAGGCTGCAACGCTCGCCTTTACCGGCTTGAAAGGCGGAATTGCTTCCATAGGGGGCCTGCTCAAAGGGTTATTCGCCAGCATAGGCGGCTTCCTTGCGGCGAACCCCGCCGTCTTGATTATAGCGGCCATCACCGCCGTGATCGCGGTGATGGTAACGCTGTACAACAAGTGCGAGTGGTTCCGTGACAAGGTAAACGCTATCCTTGAATTTTTGAAAGGAGCCGCACAGGCGGCATGGGAGAGGATCAAGGCAGCCCTCGCTCCGGTCGTTGACTTTTTCCAGAACGACATCCTGCCGGGAATTCGGTCGGTATGGGATTCCATTTGCGGGGCGTTTCGCGCCGCATGGGAATTCATCAAAACGATTTGGAGCGCCGTAAAGCCCTGGTTCCTCGCCGTTTGGGAAGCCATTAAAGCAATCTTTTCCACAGTTGCAGCCGTGCTCGGTGGATTTTTCAAGGCGGCATGGGGTGCAATCCAGCTTGCATGGTCGGTCGTTTCTCCCTGGTTTGCCGTCATTTGGGAGCAGATCAAGGCCGTTTTCTCCGCAGCCGGTGCCATCCTTGGCGGATTTTTCAAGACCGCCTGGGAGGTAATCAAAGCGGTATGGAATAGTGCCGCCGCATTTTTTCAGGCAATATTTGACACAATCGCCGGGATTTTCTCGGCAGTAACGGCAGTCCTGCACGGGGATTTTTCAGGAGCATGGGAAGCCATCAAGGGTGTTTTCAGCAGCTGGGGGAACTATTTCCAGACCATATGGGACGGCATCCGAAATATTTTCGGAGCCGTCGGTGATTGGTTCGGAGGCATTTTCTCCGCTGCATGGAATGGCGTCAAAAACGTGTTTGCCGCAGGACTGAATGCCGTCCGGGGCAGCGTTTCCGGCTTCTTCAGTAAGCTGGACGAATTGACCGGCGGTGCAATCACCCGCGTCGCGGGATTCTTCTCCGGTCTTTGGGACGGTATCAAGGGGCTTTGGAGCGGTGCAGCGGCATGGTTCCGGGACAGCGTGATTACACCCCTTGTGAACTTTTTCGGCCACATTCTTGAAACAATAGGCGGGATTTTCCGTGGGCTTTGGATTATCATACAGGCCATCTGGACAGTCGCCGCCGAATGGTTCCAAAGCAGCGTTATAACCCCGATTGTGAACTTCTTCGCACCCATAGTCGAAACGATAGGCGGTTTCTTCTCTGGGCTGTGGAACGGCATACAGGGAGTGTGGACAGTCGTTTCCGGTTGGTTTGACACCACCGTGATCCAACCCCTGATCGAATTCTTTTCGGCGATTCCCGGAACAGTAAGCGGTTTCTTTTCCAGCCTGTGGAGCAATATCCAGATGATATGGGCGGTAGTTTCCGGCTGGTTTGACACCACGGTGATACAGCCCCTGATCGGCTTCTTTGCCCCGATCGTCGAAACGATAGGCGGCTTCTTTGCCAGCCTTTGGAATAACATCTGCTCCATTTGGCAGGCGGCGGGAAGCTGGTTCTCGGAGAATGTTGCCACCCCCATTAACAATGCCTTTCAATCGGTCGGCAATTTTGTAAAGGGCGTTTTCAACAGCGTGATTGGCTTCGTTGAAAAAATGATTAACAGCGTTGTCAGCGGCATCAATAAATTTATCGGAGGCTTCAACGGCGTTGTCGGAAAGGCTGCATCTGTTGTCGGTATTGGATGGGACGGCATCGCATCTGTGCCATCCGTATCCCTGCCCCGTCTTGCAAAGGGCGGCATCGTAGACGCGCCCACAATTCTGGAGGCAGGCGAAGCAGGAAGCGAAGCAATTATCCCGCTCGGCGAGCTTTGGGGGCAAATGCGGGAAATTGTCGAAAGCGCCATGAGCGGAGCTGCTGACCGAATCGCCACGCTGGCCAGTCAGCTGGACACAGATGACCAAGACCGGTGGACGCCATCTATCGCGGAGCTTCTGGATGGCCTGAATACAGATAAAAATAATCCGGAGACGGATGAGGATCCGCTGCCGATTATGATCACTTATTCCCCGGTCTATCATTTCGAGGGTGAAGCTCCAAGCAAAGAGGACCTGGCGGAAGCTGAAAAAATGTCGCAGGACGAATTCAACCGCATGGCCACGCAATGGCTGAAGGATATCGAACGCACGAGATTCAGGGGGTAGACCGTGAAAACAACAAGCACGCTTATGGGCGATACCTGGGATACGGTCGCGCTTCGCGTCTATGGGAATGTACTCCGGACGCAGGAACTCATGGAAGCCCGCGAAAACCGCCCCCTTCTGAACTATCAGGTGTTTCCTGCCGGGGTGATCCTTGCAACACCGGAGATATCGGAAGAAGCGGCCTATTACGACAATTTACCGGAATGGAGGAAATAGTGTATGTTGCCGAGACAGGCAGAGGTTTCCCTTATGTACAATGGTGCGAACGCGTCCGGACAGATTGCGCCGTATCTGAATTCATTCCAGTATACAGACGTGGCAGCAGGCTCCAGCGATAAAATCAGCATCCAGATTAACGACCGCGATCATAAATGGATTGGCGCATGGTTCCCTGAAAAAGGGGACCAGCTGGAGCCGGTTATTCAGACGCTCAACTGGGAAGCGGAAGGCCGAATTACGAAGTTCCCCTGCGGACGGTTCCGGGTGGATGATTTCAGCTTTCGCGGTGGGCCAATTCGGCTGAGCATGGAGGCCCTTGCCGCTCCGGCGGATAAAAGCGGCTTCAAAGCGACTGAGAAAACAGAAACCTATGAGAAAACGACGCTGAACGAAATCGGGCAGGCAATCGCGGATCGAAACGGCATTTCTCTGTTTTTTGAAGCAATGGATGTCGCAATCGCAAAGGTCGAACAAAGCAAGCAGACCGATTGCGACTTCTATTGTGAACAGGTGGAAAAGTACGGTTTGGCGCTGAAAATCTACAATGACAGGCTGGTTGTTTTTGATGAAGCCGATTATGAGGCGAAGGATGCAAAGTGTATCCTGACTCCTTCGGACTTTGAACCGGGCTGGAGCTGGAACACGAAAACAAGCGGAACCTATACCGGCGTAAAGTACCAGTATACCAACAGTGACAGGAACAGAACCTTCACGGTGACCGCCGGGGACGGTGATCGGATTCTGGACTGCAGCAAATCGGCGGACAATCTAAAGGAAGCGACCGCCATTGCGCTCGGAGAGCTGAACAAAGCAAACCGCGGCACAACAACCATGCGCATCACAATGATGGCAAGGCCGGGGCTGATCGCATCGGACTGCATCGAGATTCAGGGGCTGGAAAGGCTGTCCGGCAAATACTACATTGACCAGCTGACGCACAGTATAGGCAGCGGATATAAGATGTCGCTGGAACTCCGGCTGGTGATTCCACCGATTACGGAGGCGTCGTCGGTATCCAGTTCCGTGTCGAAGCGAAAAAAGAGGTGAGATAATGGCACAGAGTGACCTCCTGCGGATCGGGAGGATTTCAAGCTTTGATTATCCGAAAGGTACCGCAAATATTACATATGAAGACAGGGACGACAGCACAACGGCTATGTTTTCCCTTCTTGCATGGGAATACTGGCTTCCGGCTGTTGGCGATCAGGTAATTGTCGCGCATATTTCCACAGGGAGCTGTGCGGCGGTGATTTTGGGGCCGGTCTGGCATGACGGACTCCGTCCGGCAGAGGGTTTCGAGGGGTTATACCGCAAGGAATATTATAACGAACAGGGCGTTGCTTATGAACGCTATGATGCAAATGCCCAGGCGTTCAGCCAGAATGTGACCGGAACGATGGAAATCAAAGCGTCCGACAGCTGGACGCTCAAAGTCGGTGCCTGCACCATTGTTGTCGACAGCGGCGGCAGTATCCGTGTTACAGCGCCCGGCGGCGTTACAGTTACAGCGCCTTCTGTTGATGTATCGGGAGATGTGAACGCAGGCGGCATTCGCCTTCAGAAGCATACGCATCCCTGTCCGCACGGCGGCCGGACTGGCAATCCAGCTTAAGGGGAGGCGCAGATTATGGCAATTGGGATGTGGGGCACAAAAATTATATTCCGTGTCAGCGACAAGAAAGTTCTGACATTCAGAGACATGAATCGTGCTGTCCGTTCCGATTGGGCGAATCACAGCCGCATGGGGCGGAAGGATCAGACGGAGTATCTGCGGCCTGGTTTGCAGAAAATTACATTTACAATGGCATTTGATGCAAACTATGGTGTAAAACCCCGAAAGATGCTGGAAAAACTCGAAAAATACGTAGAACGTGGTGATGTACATATCTTCATTGTCGGCGGCAGGCGGATAGGCCGCAATAAATGGCGAATGACCAGCGTCAGCGAGGCCTGGGAGGTTGTCTACAACAAAGGCGAACTTGCGCAGGCCAAAGTGAATGTAACGATGGAGGAATACGTCTAAGGAGGCGGTTTCCATAGATTTATCAGGGATTGAAGTTTCTTATCATTACGGCGACAGCGCTGACGACAAGCGCCGGGAGATTGTCCGCAATGTACAGACGCTTTTAACCACTCCGGTTGGCAGCTGCCCGCTGTACCGTGAATTTGGGCTTGATATGGCCTGGCTGGACTATCCGATTGACCTTGCACAGGACTTGTTCCGGGTTGCCGCCATGGAAGCCATTGAACGATGGGAGCCAAGAGTAAACGTATCGGACATTACATTTACTGCCGAACCATGCAGCGGCAAACTGAAAGCAAAGGTGGTGATTGCAGATGCCGAATAGCCTGCTGAAATCTGTTTTTGACCTTCCGGACGTTTCTTTTATCGATAATGATAAACTGGAAGCTATGATGCAAAGGCTGGTCAGCAACTACGAAAAAAAATACAAAGAAGTAACCGGCAAAACCGTCAGCCTTGGCGCAGCGGATCCAGCGAGGATCCAGCTGTATGCGATTGCGCTGGACCTCTACCAGCTTGAGCAGTATGTGGACCGGGCCGGGAAGCAGGATCTTCTCAAATACAGCTACGGGGAGTTCCTTGACAATCTGGCGGCAAACCGGGGGGTTGTGCGGCAGCAGCCGTCTGCGGCGCGGACAACCATCCGCTTTACACTTTCAAAACCGCGCGATTACGCGATTGGAATTCCGGCGGGAACACGGGTAACGAATGGGGACGGCGTATATTTCCAGACAGAAGCATACGGAGAAGCTCCGGCAGGCGCACTGTTTGTCGATGTGGAAGCAGTCTGTACAGAACAGGGCGTGAAGGGAAACAGTTTTCTGGCAGGGCAGCTCAATATCCTGGTAGATCCTTTGCCTTATGTGGAGAGCATTTCCAATGTTACGGCAACGGAAGGCGGCACCGATCTGGAGGATGACAACAGTCTCGCGGAAAGGACGTATTTAGCGCCTTCCGGTTACAGTACGGCAGGGCCGGACGACGCTTATACGTTTTGGATAAAAACCTATAACACAGATATCTGTTCCGTGTATCCGACCAGTCCGGAGCCTGGCATTGTAATCGTATACATACTGATGCAGGGCGGTATCCTGCCCGGCCCGGAAATCATTCACAGCCTGGAAGAATCCCTTCGGGATAAAAAAGTCCGTCCGATGACCGATTTTGTGAGCGTAAGAGCGCCGGGGCTGAAACCGTTTGACATCGATTTGACGTACTACGTCAGCCGGTCGAACATGGCTTCCGCATTCGCAATACAGACGAGAGTGGATGCTGCCGTTCAGTCGTTTATTACATGGCAGACCACTGAAATCGGACGGGATATCAACCCAACAGAATTGATTCGTGCAATCCGGGATGCAGGTGCGAAACGGGTAGAAATCACCGCCCCTGTGTTTCAAAAGGTGCAGGCGGCAGAGGTGGCACGGCTAAGAAATTTCCATGCAGCGTATGGAGGGCTGGAAGATGATTAATCTTCGGAACGGCCAGATTACTGAACTGCTGAATAACGGTATGCGGTATAACCCGGAAACCATTTCCATCAGTTATGCCATCCTTCAGGAAAAAAGACGGATCATGGACTTTGCAGACCGGACAAGGCTGATGTCTGCAATAGATGAACTGGATGAACAGATTTTAGATTATCTTGCTGTAGAACTCAGGACACCCGCTTATGATGATTTGCTCCCGATCAAGACAAAGCGTGAACTGATCAAAGGGACATTACCTTTTTATTCCCGACTGGGCACCGTAGCCGCAGTAGAGTGGATCATACGCACACTGGTTGGAAATGGTACGGTCGAGGAATGGTTTGAATACGGTGGCAATCCGTATTGCTTCCGTGTCTTCATTGATCTGCCTGACCGCCCGATTACTTTGGAAGAAGCAGATCAGGTAATGCGAGGTATCTTTCAGTGTAAAAACCTCCGTTCCCATTTGGACAGCGTAAATTATACAATCGACCTGCCGCCCACAACGCTTTATTTAGGCGGTGCAGTCGGTACGCTTACAGAGTTTGGCGTCCCGGAAGCAGCGAATATTTACGATTTTCGTGAAACGCTTCACGTTGGCGGTGCAGTCGGTACGCTCGCAGAGCTTGGCATTCCGGAAAAGCCGAATAACCTGGACTTTACCGGAACGCTCCATGTCGGCGGCAATGGCGGGATTCACGCCGTGCACACCATTCCGCCGGATGCGGCCCCGCCGCCGTTCAGCATCCAGCGGTGCGGAAGTGTTTGCACCATCATTATGAACCCACCAGAAGGGAGCTGATAGCCAATGGATCAGGCTTATAAACCTACCA